TTCTTGTTCTTGAGCTTGTTTTGGAATATGGGCATACTCACTAATACCTTCTGGTACAGGAGTAGGTTCTACACCAATTGGAAATTTACCTGATGAAAATAATACCTCGATCAATTGACCATAGGCAGCCATTACTTTAGTCTTTGTAACTTTTACAAATACTCTTGACTTTTCTTTTTCGGTAAAAGTCATATCAGAACCATAGATACCTCTATAGTTTCTGTAACTTCTTAACCACCTATTTTCATCAAATAACCTAGCTTCTTCTGATTCATTAAACTTGCCTTTAACTAAACCAACAAGTTCAGCATACTCAGAAGATTCTGTTTCATTATCCAGAGCTAGGATTTCATCATCAGCCATAATTAATTAATTCTAGTAATCCCTCTCGTCAGCCATAGAAAATATTTTGCCATCAACGTAAGATTTCTTTTGCTTAGGCATATCTACGTTTTGACCATTTCCGTCATAACCGTTAGGAAGATTGTCAGCAGGTTTAGCCATTTTCTTTTGATCTTCTGCTAATTCACCTTGCTTGTACATCTTCATCTTAAGGTTGTCTTTTTTTACTTTCATAGTTACTCCTCCTTAGTTAGGTTTTTTTGTATGTAAGGTAATAACCATTTATTATCCACACATACTGTTGTGAGTCCGTTAGCGATTGTATTAACAATCTTTTCTTCTGTTGTTATATCTAGACCCCATTGATATACAATTGCATGAAGAATCTCGTGTATTAATGTATTGGCATGTGATACATTATCTTCATTTATGGATAATCCTATAGCTCCTTCTTTAGCAAAAAATTCTCCTGATGCTTCATTAGAAGTGGCATAGTTTTTATCCCACATTTGAAATTCGTAATTTCGATATCCTATTTTTATTTTCTTAGGTAATTTCATTAGTATCCAAATGTTTCATCTGCAGGTATAAATTTTTCTACAGTGTTATAAAATCTTTGACTACTTTCGTAGTGGTAAGGATGCATTGGTCTACTCATACAGCCATATCGAAGTGCATCATATGCGTGATCTTCTGCATTTGTATCAACATCCTCAGGATTGCTTTTATCTACTGGTAGTGCAGGAAGTGTTCTCAGTAGATTACGACAATTTGAAAATACTTTTAAACTAGGTTGTTGTGTTTTTTCATCTAGCTTTAATCGTCTGTGGATTTCTAATTTTCCAGCTACACGACTCTTAGGACTTCGATCAGAAGGTCTCCAACGACATCCTTGTTGAATTATTGATTCAGCAATACTAGGTCCTGTGTCACCTCTTCTAGCCCAAGTAGATGAGTCAAGTATTCCATATTTAACAAACTCACCGTGTTCTAGTTCTAAAACTTTTTTAGCAAATTCATCTGCTGTTACTCGTTGTGTATATAGTTCTCGATAAACCCAAAGGTTATTATCAAAGTCAATAGCAAACCATAAACAACAGGCAGGTGAACTATATCCCCAGTCAGCCGATCTAAACCTTACCCAGTTTCTTGGTATGTCAAAAGGTTCTGATATATGAGCAACTGTGCTAAATTCTGGAAAGGATGAATTTTCATATGCATTCCAATCACCTTCTAAAAACTGTTTACGTTGTGTTTCAGGTAGTGATGACAACATAATCACATAATCTTCTGTTTGCATTAGATAAGGATTATCTTGTAACTTAGCAGGTATAAATCTTCTTGTTATTGTTTTTACACCTAGAGGTGTTTGAATCTTTTCTTCAAACTTTGTATTTGGTTCAGCAGGATCAACAAACATTTCTTTGACCCATTGTGATCCTACGTTTCCCGGATTCCCTGTTGCTCTCATAAAAACAGGAACTTCAGGATCGGTGCTTCGTAAAGATGATCTTAGAAAGTTATATATCTCTGGATTAGGATACTGGGGTAATTCATCAATTCCAATCCAAGTATATGACTGACCCTGATATCGTAAAACGTCTGTCATGTTTTCGGCATAACCAAATTCGATTCTTGCACCTGAAGGAAATCTCCATTCCTTTTCTTGTTCTCTCCATTTTGTTCCGGGATAGGCTTTCGGATACAATCGTTGAGAATGAGATATTAAGTCTCTTAATTCAGGCATTGTTCTACGAATCAGCAATGCTCGATGTGAACCTTTATCACAATAACGTAAAGGATCAATTAGCATGGCATATGATTTGCCACCGCCTCTTGCTCCTCCATAAAAAACTTCTCGTTCACTTGCAGCTAAGAACTGTGTTTGTGGACCATCATTAGGTTCAAAGATAATATTATCTTTTGCTTGTTCTTGAACTGTGGGTGTTAGTAAATCTAACTTATCTTTTTCTATAACTTGAGACTTTGTGTTTGGGTCTGTTGCCTTTTGTAAAGTTCCTTTTTTTTCTTTAGCGTTATAGATTTCGTTCTGTAACTTTTTTATTTTTTTAGTCTGCTTGTTAATAGCAGCTTTAGCTGATAGTTTTGCTTTTGTTTCTTTATTAAGAAATCTTTTACCACCTCTTCTTTGACCTACATTAAGTTTCGGTTTCGGTGGTGGTATTTCGCTCATGTCTATCTAAAACTTTCTTTACTCCTATGTGACTAATATATCTTCCTGTTGTTGCTGTTAGCCATCTTGCAACTTCTCTATATGAACAATTCTGTATATAGACTTGTGCTTTTTCGATAGCTTCTATTTCTTTTTCAATAGGTTCAATATAATCTGGATTATCGTCACACAGTTTATAACCATAGGGTACTACCCTTGCAATTTTTTTAATTCGTTCCATCCTTAGGTGGTAATATAAATATTCCGTGTGCTATTTTAGCATTCACGTCTATCTGTTCTCTTTTTACTAATCCTACTCTATCTAAAATTTGTTTAGCTGCTTCCATTCTAATATTGGCTGCAGGTGTTGTTCCATCTTCATTTAAAGCATTAACTAAACCCATTGCAGCTCTAGGAGAATACATTGCTAATACTCCTTCGGCTCGTTCAATAATTTCTTGTTTTAAAGAACGTACAACATTAGCATAAGAAGTAGGAGCATAACCTGCAAGTTCTGCAGCTTTACTTGGACTTCCTTGAGCTTCTCCAAACAAAGCAATTAAAAATTTTTCTTGTTGCTCTGTCAGTTGCTTTTTTGTAGCAACACTAGACATTATTTTCTTTTAATTCCTTTAACGTGCTTTTGACTTTTAGGTGGAGATTTTTTACTACCACTTTTACCAGCCCATAAAACTTTATCAGCCCAGTATGCAGCACTTGTTTTCCCTTTTGAAATGTTTTTTGCATGACGTGCTTTAAATGATTTACGAGCTTCTGCAGAATAGTTATGACCCATAGAAGCATCACCGAAGCGAATAAGTCTGGGCTTCCCGTTCTCAAGTATAGCGACTTTACCTTTTTTACCACCTTCAGTGGTACGAACAGGTTTGCTAAATCCTTTGAGACCATGTTTTTTAAGAAAGTTTTTTTTCTTTTCTGCATCGCTCATTGCCATTATTTTGTTGCCTTTGCTTTTTTCTGAGCTGTCTTACTTAAATTTTTATAGTGGTATAACTTCTTACTAGATTTAGTATGAGTTTTACCTGTATGTAAATCTCCATTAGCCATTGCATGTTGAAATCCTTTCCACTCTGTACCATCTTTAAGATAGTGACCTTGTGATTTCCATGAATTGCTTGATGCTTTTTTTGGCTTCATATTACTTTTTCTTTTTTAATTTTTTAAAATCAGCACCTGTAATTTTGCCGTAAGGTTTTGCCTTATCTAATTTAGTTTGTTTACCTTTTAGTTTTGCTTTTGGTTTTTTCATTCCGTACATTATTTTACCCTCCTATAGGCTTTTGTTTTTTTCGCTATGTTCTTTGGTTGTTTCACGAATTGTTTTCCCTGAGCTGTTCCTTTTCTTTTTGCTCTGGTTGTTGCTGCGTATTCCTGTGGACTCAAGCTCTTGATGGCTTTCTCTGGAAGATATCTTTCTCCTGTCTTGGAAGAGGGTTTCCCAGACTTGGTTCGCCACTTTTGATTTGTCCACGCTTTAAGACTTCTTTGACTTTTTTTTAACGCCACTGATTATACCTTTATTTGCTGAAGCATAAAATACTTGTTTGCCACGTTTCTTACCATATTGTTTTTCCATTGATTTTTTAATCTTGGTTCCTTTTTTACTTAGTGGCATTGATACTCCTTATCGTATTTGTGGTATGTAATGTTCTTCTACACGTATTGTAACAGTTACATTACCTGAAGAACTACATAGTCCTCTAAACTTATCCCCTTGATATAACCAAAAGCCATCGGTTATTTGTATTAAACCATTAGCTATTAATTTTGTTGTTTCGGCTAAAGTGTAATATGTTGTATTAGCAGAATCATACCAATCTAAAGAAAATGTTAATTGATTAGAAGTATTGTTAGCAATATAAATACTTTTAATTTCTGCTTCATAGTTATTAGGTACAGTATA